TGTCCCCAGAATTGTCCTTCTTCAACTTCTTCAACTTCTTCGTCAATGTCACGAGGCATTTTGAAAGGAGCGTCTTTAACAGCATACTGAGGATCATAAGTAGCGTCACCCTCTTGATCTGGAGCTCGTTTCTGTTTTGTAACGCCTTCAATCTCTCCCGTAAACTGAGAATCGAGAGCGACCGGGTGCTTAATAAGCTCGACCTTATGTAAATCTTTAAAGCGCTGTTCTTCACCTGATTTAGGCTGCGCTACTTCGGAAAGAAGGTCCTTAAACTGTTTCATTATTAGATCCCTGTTTTATTTAAAGTGTTATACCCAATATTTATATTCTAGTGGTTTGCTATTCTTCAACATCATCTTCTGGCGGTTCAGCATCAACGTCATCAACTGGTTCTTCTTCTTCTTTTTCCGCTTCAATCTGATCTTGCATTTCTTTGTAATTTTCTTCTGACATTTGAAGAACATTACGGACAACCCACTCTTTAGAATAATACTTACCAATTTGTTCTTCAATATCCCTAAGGGTGTTTAATCTTTCTCGAAGAATTTCAGCTTCTTTCAATTCAGTAAAATAGTTGTCTTGAATAAAGTCATATCGAATATCATTTCGAATGTTTTCAAATTCTTCAGGAGTAAGAATACCCTTCAAAATAAGTTGCTTTTCTAAAACAATATTAAATAACCAACCAAACCTAGCTCTTATTCTACGAATGAATTTACCAAACTTTAATTCATCTCGAGTAATTTCACTTGATCTACCGAATGATGCCATTGTTTCAGGCTCTAAACGGCTTAATGGTACCTTCAACGCCTTATATAGTTTACGTTGAAAGTACAGCATATTTTCGTCTGTGCTCAAGCCCTGTGCATTACCACCGGCAAGAGTATCAACCTCTGTGGATCGCTCACCACCTCGGCGAGGGAACCAAAAATCTTCAGTCATTGTCATCATCTTACGAGAATCGCTAATCTCACCAGTTGATGCATTGTACTGTAACTTATTCTTATGGCGAGTCATCATATCACGTAGATATTGCTCTGCCTTATTCTTTGGCAAGTTACCAACATCGATATAGAATATTCGACGCTCTGGAGCCCTTGTCAAAGTGTAGATAACCGTAGCATCTTCCAACATACGCAGTTGGTTAAGAGGCTTAATCGAAGGATGCAAATGAGATAATACTAAACTATTATTCTCATTCATCAACCCCGATGTTACCCTAGCAACTGAATCCTTAGCAATACGGATTCCGTTTACTGCTCCGGTAGTACCTCCGCCACTCTTACTTCCTGCGAAACCGGCATCCGAGTACATATAGTACTCGTTTTTAATCTTCTTTGTGTTAATACCTGAGTGCGGATCTTTATTCTTCTTGTCCATTTCTCGAATAAGCTTAAGCTTTCGAGCATCGACATATCTTAACTCACGTATTCCCTTCTTTAATTGATCTGGATCAATAATGATATGATAGTTAATTCGACCGTCTACATAAAACTTGTAGAACATATCATATCCGTTATTGGCCATATCAAATAGAGCTAAAACATTATTGAATTCTTCAGTAATCTTTTCTTTAACTCTATCAGGTAGATCTGCTTCATCTAAGATAATATCAACTACCTGATCATTAGTATCAACACTAATAGCTTCGTTTACAATATCATCAATAGCTTGAGCTATCTCTGGTTGCATTGCCATTCCACGATATTTTGTGATAAGTTCCGATTCTGACTTTGCAGAACCTTCCATATCAAGTATCGTACTGTAAAACCCACCCAGCGAATTACCATCAACGGTAATTGCCCCATCGTCATTATGAGGCTCGGCAAACGAGACTGGTGTGTCGTCGTCTTCCGGCCTCTTGATTTCAAAACCAAAGAGCTTCATTCTATATTCCTATATCAATAATTATGTAGTTGAAATTCCAGTTGTTCCCTCGACTCTCCAGAAGTCGTATTGGAACGTAACTGTAAATTCTTCAATGGTATCTGTGGTGCTCCAATCCATAGCGATATCGCTAATGTTAATTGGGTGCAAACCTTCAAATACATAGGTACGTATTGCATCTCCGTCTTTACTATATTGTGTAATGATTCCGTTTGATTTGTAATCCTGTGGAAGTCCTCTCAAGTTACCATCGTGTGTATTGATGGAATTTGACCATGCTTCCATAGCGTTACGTACTAAGAAATCTTCGTCGTTAATTACTGTAACGGTCCAATCTTCAAATGTTCTATCACCTGCATACTTAACTTGCCGACCAAAGTATGGTGCTTGAAAAGTTCCAAGGTTCGAGGCAGGAATACCTGCTGCTCGAACCATGAATGGGACTTTAATGTCGGCCGCTGGATCAACAGGGTTTAGGATTTGAACTTGGAACAATGTTGGACGAGCGCCCCCACCTACTAGCTGGGACTTAAACTCGTTAATGTTAAATGCCATGTTCGCGTTCTCCTTTAAACTAATTAGTATTTATTATGAAATTGAGCCAACAATTTCGTCGAACTCAACCCCAGTTCGTGTTGCCACGAACGTAAGTTCAATCACGTTAATAGATCGTGCAGGCTTAATAAAGATATTCGCTCTAAATTTACCTTGATCAATAACGACAGGAGTATTAACCGTTGAATCAGAAATTACTCGGAAGTCAATGATACCGCGACGACCTTGTATATCTCTCAAGAAAGGCTCGACAATATTCTTAAACTGAGTCTGAGTAAATTCATCATTCAATTCAAACAAAAACCCTTGTGCTGCATTAGCAATTGCTTTTTCAACCGCAATAAACAATCTACGAACATTGAGTCGATCAAATGCACTCTGCGTTCCCAAACCGGTCTTGTCACCAAATAGAACGATACCTTGTCCTACTTGACTCATTACTGGGTTAATGTCGCTGCTGTAGAGCTGATCACGTTGTGCTTTATTAGGATTGAACGCAAGCTTAACAACATTCTTAATAACACCTTTACGGAAACCTGCTGGTGACTCGAAAGGCTCAACTCGAGAAGCTAGACCTGCCATATCGCCATTCAGAGGTACAAAGCGATAAACGTCATTGTACTTATCATAACGATACTTATAACCTGAATCCATGAACCAGTAAGAACTATTCTGAAGTCGATTACGGTAAGAAATTACGTTTGAAAGCATTGCGTTAGACTTAGATTCATCTACTACATCTTCTTTAGAAGGTGATAAGAATGCAATTGCATCTTTACGACTATCAACAACATTACTGATAATGTAGTTTGCTCGTGTAGCTAATCGATCGCCCTTACCTTGTAGAACAAAGGAAACGTCGATTTCATTTGGATTAGCGTAGTAATCGTAACCTTCGGCTAATGCTTGGAGAGATACGGTAGATTCAGTTGAACCATCTGCACCAAACATTAGTACTTCTGTTTGAGAAGTTGCAGCTTCAAAGTGTGCAGTGTTTGCAACCTTAACCCAAGCTGAATTTTGAGCAATAGCATCTTTGTAGTAGTTAGTGCGACCATCAGGAAGCTTAGCGGCTGTATTAGTTGAAACGTTGATATAAGTTTCGATGAATTCGCCTGGTGCACCTGTAATTTCACCGTTGCGATCAATGACCGCGATGTGGTAGTTACCGGTTGATGGTGCTTTACCGAATACACCAGCTAAACTTGAACGCTTTTCAAATGATAGCTTACTAATTGCTGATTCGAAAAGAGCGTAGTTTTCAACAAATTTGACAGTATATTGATAGTAAGATATTGTATCGCGAACGGTAGCATTATTAGCTGGGTCAGAAGGAGCTTCAACTTCTAAACCGTATTGGTCTAGTGCCATTTCACTCCAAGACTGAATTTGCATGTCTTGATAGCCGACTGAATCGTTACCGACACGTATTGTGTCACCAGCCACAATCGAAAAACCACCTTCAGGCCAGATTGCGTAATCACCACCAATTCGCTCAACATTGGTCATTAGCAGAGTTACGTCGTCATCACCGTATGCCATAGAATCTGAGAAAGTTCCTGCGGGAATGTTATTCGCTACAGCGACATATGTTTGACCATCTTTAGCTTGGCCGACTGAGACTACGTCTGTAATAAACGATTCTGAATTAACATATACAACATCAATTTCGTTTCCTAATGAGCCTGCATATAATCCTTCGAAAGCACCGATTTCTGTATTCGCTCGGTCAATGGTACCTGTCGTTCCTGGAGTTTCGCCAGCGACGAAACCATTTGTTGAATTTGCTGTAACGGTTTCAGTATTCGCATCAAAATAGATGAGATCGGTCACACCCTCAGCAGCTACCGAGCCATCATCGACACGAGTAACCCAAAGAGCGGACGAGTATGAGAGGTAATCTGCTGCAGTGAAAAATGTTTCGTAGTTATCGTCGTCTGGAGTACCGAAACGATCTACTAATTCATTTTCCGAAGAAACAAGAACAGTCTCATTTACCGGACCCCATCTAAAAACACCCGCTATTGCTGCAGGTGGCGTTGCGATGGCTGGTACCGCTGCTGACGCGTCCACTTCACGAACGATTACAGAGGGACTTACGGAAAAAGCCATATTATTCTCCTTTAATTATTATCTATTAAACCTAGTAGTTTTTTTAATTAGTTATCACTAATTCTATTTATAAAATCCAAGGGTTTATAATTCCCATGCGTTCCGAGCATCTTGAAGTCCGTCGTCGTAGACGTCATCATCACCAACATCAATAAAACCAAATGGAAGTAAATCTTGATCAATTTCTTCTTCGGTTTTCTGTCTTAACTTCATCATCGTGTGTATGTCAGTCATATCTTTGAAGTACATTTGGTCAGTTAGCCAAGCAAATATTACTAAGTTCATTACTAAATCATCATGAGAACCAGATTCCGCTTCGTATGAGGATCCTCTTTTCGAAAAACGTGATAACTCTTGTATTGTGTTATAGTCTTGTACTATCAGCTGATTTTGTTCAATCAGCATTTTTAAAATAGAACAACCAACAGACTTAACAGATTTGGTTGTTCGAATTCCATTATCTACTTTTTTTCCAAAGCCGCTTGAAATGCGTTTACCATTTCGACCTGCGCTCTCAGTGTAAAGAAGATTCTCATAACCATAGTCCATTAAGAGTACGTCTGATACCTGTTCACCGATATCATTAATTTCGATTAAAACCGCACCCTCATTGTACATTAGTCCTACTCTATATATAACAGAAGCAAAATCGACCGGACCAACGAAGTTATCTCGAAAGACACATACTTGCTTGTATGGCATCTCAGTAATGTCGATCACATTAAATGTTGAATAGTCGAGACCTTTACCTCTCGATACGTCAACTGTTATTGCATATGTGCGACCTTCAATTGCCGCTTCATATTGTGTTAGCCCTTCTCGATCTTCGATAGGGCGAGAATAAGCAAGCTCTTTAAGTTTACTACCATCTATTAATGTGCCAGAACTACCTAAGAATTCTCCACAGTATTCTTGTTTAAACTTTTGCTCATCGAAGTCAAGAGCTTCTAATGTTTCCTGTCTCCACTTTTCATCACGACCAGGCACATCGGTCCAAGTTACCTTAACAAACTCGTAACCATTTGTTCCTTCTTCAGCGCCTTTACATGTTTTCCAAAAATGATTCAATCCGTTTGGTGTGGAAGTCATTAATAGTTTTGTACTCTCACCAGAAGAGATTGTAGGATATACTGAAGCGAAAAACTCATCGTATCCCTCAATAAACGCAACCTCATCAAGATACAAGAATGATATTGACTTACCTCGAATGGCTGATGAAGAAGTAGTACCTGCATAAATCTTGCAACCATTCTCAAGTACAATATTAAATTTGTTCCATTCTTCTACGCCCTGTTGCATCCACTTAGGTANTGCTTCATATGCAATCTTAACTCGATCAAGTACTTCTTTTGCAGCATCTCCTTTGTTAGCGAGAATAGCAACTGTTTTGTACTCATTGAATAAGATATAATGTAGAATCACAGCAACAGCTGTAGTCGTTTTACCAGCCTGTCGAGCTGTTAATACTGCTACTCGACGATTGTTTGTAATCTTTTCTGTAATTTCTTTTTGATAATCATACATATCAAGAGGAACAAATCCTCTATCAACATGTACAATTTTAATATAACTCTCAGCAAAGTAGATTGGGTCTTTTAAGCATTTCATATACTCCTTTAAATTGTCTGGAGTAAATTCAATCTGTTCACCAATTCGCTTTAGATTGTTATTACCAAGATAGCCACTACTCATCTTCACCCTTTATCATTTTAAGTAAGTCNGCAGTTGATACAATTAGATTATTATTCGTAACCTGAGTTTCTGCTTGCTTTTCTTCTTTAGCATATCTTTTCTTTGTTGACATTTCAACATAATCTTTGTTAGCGTCAAGTAGTGTTTTCATTAAAGTGGATACAACTTCAAAGGCTCGAGGTGATTCTGACTGCTTTGCAATTTCCACCATTTCTTTAACCGAGTCATCTCCAAGTTGAATAATATTCTCAATGTTTTTCTTAGCTAATTCGATATCCTTAAGGTTCTCATCAGCATTCTTTTCTGCTACGGTTGGGAGTTGAGGCTCAGCCACTTCAGCTGGAACCGGCAGGTTTTCAGCTGCAGCTGGAACCGGCAGGTTTTCAGCAGGTTTTATTTCTTCTTGATTAAAAGAATTGGCAGGAAGGGAAATCTTCATATCTTCTCTCGCATCTTCCAAGGGTCTCATACTTAATAACTCTGCTATTTTATCATCACTCATTTCAAGCACTCCTGTACACGCTTTCTCAAATCACTACTGCTAAAACGATGACCTCTTTGATTAAAGTATAGATCAATGTCTCTCATACGACAAATATCTTTCCCAGTAAAATCTTTATCGCGATACTCTTCGCCTAATATTCTTACATGAATTGTATATAATTCAAGTATGTCTTCTAAATCTTTTTCAGTTGAGTATGGAATGATCTCATCTACATAACTCACTGCTTTTAGTTGTGTATATCTTTCTACTATTGTTTGAGCAGGAGAGTTTTTGTTACTCCTATCAAGACCAGGATCCATTTGCAATCCTACCATCAAATAATCACATTGAGCTTTTGCATCTCTTAACATTTGTACATGGCCTGCATGCAGCAAATCAAATGCGCTACAGGTAAATCCAACCTTCATAATACATCCTTGTTAGGATGGCGGGGTATCCGATATCTGTTCGGCATAATCCCAGTCATCATCAAATTCAATTAAACTATAATCTACACTAAGTTCTTGTTTTGTCGTTGGTGTATTGTTAGCAGTCATCCCTGGCTGTAGAGTATAGAACTCCTCAAAGTCTGAGTTAACATCAGTGTCAGTTGCATAACGAACATCAACAAACTTAATAATACCTTTTTGCTTTTCTGGACCAAAGAACCAAGCNTTCATTGTAAAGTTTAAAGTATATAATATGCTTTGCCTTTCTTCAAATCCACCTTCATATAGATCTTCCATGCTAACACCATTTAGTATTAGTGGTATATCTATAGGTTCAAGACCATCGATCAATCGAACAGTTTGAGTAAAATCTGGTTGAAAGAATGGAATGATTTGCTCAAGAATTTTAGTAGCATCTTCTTGGTACTTAGTCATAATAAACAATTGGAAATCTAAATTGTATGGTGCACCAGCATATACAAACTTACGACCACCAACAGCATCATCAGTAACTGTTTTACGAATCTTAGTAATAGGTGAAATTTTACGTTCACCGTCGTAAGACATGCCGGTCATTTCAAACGACATACGAGGTAAAGTAATTGCAGCCTTTGCGCTGTAATCCGGATTCTGATCTAAGCGAGCTAGTATTTTTTGGAATGGTGCATAAGAAATTGGAACAATCATTCTTTTAGTAGTTGTTTGATTGTTGTCAATACGCTCTACAGTCAACTGATTAAAGTACGTGCCAAATAAAGCTACGTACTTTCGAGTTGTCGCATTATAGAAATAATTTGCAATCGCCATTATGAATCCTGAATAGTAATATTTTCGCTAAATGGATCTGACTCTGAGAAGTCNACTATGTTATCACCTTCAGTTTCAAATACGTAGTTACGTGCTAATGTGTCAGCACCATCTGTAACACCGAACTGATCGCCGGTTGTATTTGCAAGAGCTTGTAGAGTATCGGTTTGAGTTGTATCGATTTCATCAAAGTAATTATCAATAGCTTCGCGACCTGTTTCAAATCTTTGACCGCTGAATTCAATAAGTTCAGCCTTCATGTCAGATACTTGTAAAGCACCACTCTGGTAGAATACACTCTCGTGTTCTACGAACTTGATTTCAAACATTTTTTCGTTGAGTGGGAAGTAGATGAGATCGCCCTCGCGTGGACGTACCATTTCTGGTAGTTCGCGAGTAACAAACCTTTCGAATGTNCGATTCGCTACAGAGAACGTAACGGAGTCTCGTATNTGTAAACCAAACTTAGATAGGAAGTCACCTTCACCTTCAAACCCATCGACATTCTTAACATAGCATTCAAAGTGGAAGGTTTCGTCATATAGCGGCATGTCGTCTTCATTAAAAATATCATCACGGCCTGTTATAGAACGCTTAATGTAAATTATATCGACACCATACATACGAATGCTTTCGATAACTAAGTCATCGATAAGCTGTTGCTCATTAAAGTTATCGTAGTTTCGAAAGAATACATTAGTTGCCATGATTCAAAATCATCCAATGAAGTTATAGGTTAGAGGCTGGTAAGATCGAATTGCTTCTTCTTCCATTTTCTCGCGCTCAGCTTTTGCCTCTGATAATATTTGCTCTCCGTTAAATGATACNCCGCCAACTAACTGCATACCACTAAATTTAGTAAGATTTGAACCCCAGTTTTCTTTGATTAGAATAGTGGAATAATTTTGCAACCAACGATCACCCCATACATCTGTGTATGTGTCGGCGTCAATAACATCATAAGCTTCAACAATAATGTATTCACCTACGGTAAGAAAGTTTTTGTCAACGTCAATAAACAGTTTATTAACATGCTTATTGTAACGAATCATTGGCTTACCTACTAGAATCTCTTGAAGAAATTGTAGGTGGCTCATTGCCATATAGTAGTTCTGTACATTGTAGCCAGTAATATCTTCAATGTTATTAAGTACAAATTGGTATTGTACATTAAACATACCAGAACCTGTTGAAAGGTTTGTACTAAGAGGAAAGATTCCNGAAATACCAAGGAGTGTTGGTGGCAAATCAATATAACCATTGGCAGCATCAGCTTCTGTGATTTGGTGCTTAAGGTATATTTGCTGGCTACCGTTGTAGTGGTAATCTCTCCAAAAAGATACAGCTTCTTCTACCCTGTCTTCAACCTGCTCATCAGCTACATTTATCTCAATTACAGGCGCGCCGAGTTTGCGTAAGCAATAGTCTTTAAACTCTTCTCTTGTCTGTGGTTGCGCCATGATTTATTCTCGTTGGTTTATATGATCTATTTATAAAGTGATCGGTTCACACTCAATTTGAATGACTTGATTCGGATAGTCAACTCTAAAAGCTTTAGCTAATTTAGTAAGTGTCCACTTATCTTCTTCATCAATTAAACAAAGAACTTTAGGGTTTTGATCTTCAGTCCCTTCCATAATACTAATTGTAAAATGATTTGATGCCATTGTTTTATTCCATTACTTGTATGTGAATTGCATTGTAGCAAGAGTGACGCCGTTGTCAGTAGTATATGGATCTTCTGTAATTACATCGTAAAATCGCGCAGCCCAGGGCTTATTTGAATGATAATTCATAAGCGAACCATTATGTACAAAATTAACTCGATATCCTACTACGCTCCATTGCGTAAAACAATCTTTACATGCTTGAATGTAATCCTCATCGAATAGCCAAGCTTTTGATCCGTCAGCATCTTCGCCNTAGGTTGCATATATCCACGATACATAATCTGAAGTGTTAGTGTTAATTGCACCTACAGTAATATGAATAGGATGACCGTCTTTACGACCAATAGTACACTTGGAATTTACATTAGTTTGTTCAACTAAATTTTTACACATGGTGCGTAATGCTTCTCTTTTTTCTTCAGGTGTTTCAGGAGAGCCAGCCATCACCCAGTCAAAAGTACCTCCATCTAAGTAAGGTAAGCTTGAAGAAAATAGAGTATCAAATTCTTCACCATCTAAAATACTTACGTCTGTAAATTCAGTAACTGTAAAAGCCATTATTTAATTCCTCACCTATGATCTCTTGATTTCGTAGTAAACTGTACTACCATTCTTATCTGTTATACTATCCATTGCCTGCTCTGGAGTATATGTGTAGCCGCCTGTTGTATAGCTAGTGCTGTTGCCCATGGTTGTTAAAGTTACGCCGTCCCAAACATACGAGAAACCGCCGCCCGATGGAGCGACACAATAGAAGTTAGGCTGAATCACCCAGTTGTACATGGTGTCTTTTGCAGTATCTGCAATGGTGCCAGAGTTAGTAGCAACAATTGTACCGCTCGTGCTTCCTGTTCGTACATTAATAGTATAAGAATCTGTACCTTCAGTGATGAAGTCTCGAGTTGCTCTTACACTAATTATTCCTACGTTACTATTGACAGTAAAGCTACCGGATGTAGTATCAAACTCTGCTGTAGGTGTAATGTTCCAGTACAGCGTTGTTCCATTAGGCACGTTCGTAGTTGATACTGTGATGTCTTCATCCTGAGCCGTGCCACCTGAACCTTGCTCGTCTAATGCGGGACCTGCTACGGAGTAAGTCGCAGCAGGTGTAGTAGATGTATCATTAATTGTAAATGTATCAGTAGCAACAATTGAACCAGCTTGGCTGCCTGTTCTTAAATTTACAGTAGCTGTTTCAGATCCTTCGGTCGTAGTGTCAGCGGTAGGCGTTGCTGTAAAACTTGCTACTCCTTCTCCACTATTTGCATCGATTGAAATAGTAACACTGCCGGTACCAGTAGCAAAATCNGCTGGTGTGTCACCAGTACTAACTGACCAATATAATGTCGTTCCACCGGCAACCCCGGCAGTTGTGATGTTAAACGTACCAGCTGAACCTTCGTTAATAGAAGTTGGAGCAGCTATAATGTAAACCGCAGGAGGTGTAGTAGATGTATCATTAACATTAAATGTATCAGTAGCAACAATTGTACCGCTCGTGCTTCCTGTTCTTATTTCGACTTGTGCGGTTTCAGTTCCCTCAGTTGTAAGGTCAGCGGTAGGCGTTGCTGTAAACGAACCTGCATTTGAGTTAACAGTAAACGAGCCTGATGGATAAGTGCCACCGAAGTCAGCCGCTTGTGTTGTTCCGCCTGAAGGTACTCCGTTAAGCGTGTAGTATAGAGTTGTGCCGTTCGAAACATTTTGAGTTGTGACGTTAAACGTACCAGCTGAGCCTTCGTTAATAGAAGTCGGAGCAGCAACTGTGTATGTTGGTGAAGCTGTTTGCGAAGTATCATTAATTGTAACAGATGCAGAAGTTGCATTCTCGCCGGCGCCACCCTGTGGAACAGTCCATGTTACTGTTACAGTAAATGTCTCAGCACCTTCGGTTGTGGCATCTGCAACAGGTGTAACAGTAAATGTTCCTGCATTAGATGATGTATCGAATGCACCGGTTGTCGCGGCGAAATCTGCATTAGATGATGTAACATTATTAATCGTCCATGTTAACGTCTGACCATCAGGTATACCTGTTGTTGCTACGGTAAATGTAAGAGCACTTCCTTCATTAATGTTATTAGCAGCAGGTGTTACACTATCAATCGACGCAGTAAGTGATGTATCGAGAATGTCGAATGTGTCGGTAGCAACAACAGGTCCGCTAGCACTTCCTGTTCGAATAGAAATAGTACCGCCTTCAGTTCCCTCTGTCGTAGCATCTGCGTCAGCAGTTAGAGTAAATGTTCCTGCGTTTGCACTAATAGTAAATGAACCAGTCTCGTTGGTAAAGTCAGAAGTAGGTGTAGCTGACCAATATAAAGTCGTACCATTTGCTACGTTAGTTGTAGTAACATTAAACGCTGCAGATTGGGTTCCTTCACTAATGTTAGCCGGTGCGACAACTGCATAAGACGGTCCAGGTGTTTGCGAAGTATCTTTAACAACAAACGTATCAGTTGCTACAGTTGTACCTGATGTACTTGTTATTTTAATATTGATTGTAGAAGTCTCGTCACCTTCCGTGGTTTGATCAGCGTTTGGTGTTACAGTAAACGTTGCAGAGTTCGAGTTAACTGTAAAGTTACCAGAGCTCGCTGCAAAGTCGGACGCATTTGGTGTGATCGTCCAGTAAAGTGTCGTTCCATTAGCAAGGTTAGTTGTAGTTACAGTCATAGTGCCAGCGGAACCTTCATTAATTTCCGTAGGTGCAACAACCGTATAAGTCGGTGCAACTGACGTGTCATTAATATCGAATGTGTCAGTAGCAACAACTGTACCTGCTGTACTTCCAGTTCTTAGTGATATCGTTCCTGTTTCGGTTCCCTCTGTCGTATTATCAGCAGTCGGTGTTGCTGTAAACGAACCTGCATTTGAGTTAACAGTAACACTGCCGGATGCTGTTGCAAAATCAGCGGATGGCTCTATTGTCCAATATAATGTCGTTCCATTGGCAACCCCGCCAGTTGTGATGTTAAACGTACCAGCTGAACCTTCGTCAATATCATTAGGAGCAGTTATAGCGTAAGACGCGCCAATAGAGACGTCTCCAATAACAAAGGTATCATTTGCAACCTCAGTACCTACAACCGATCCAGTTCGTATCGAAACAGTTGCAGTTTCAGACCCTTCCGTAGTTGCGTCGGCGGTTGGTGTAAGAGTAAATGAGCCCGCATTGCTATTGATTGTAAAGCTGCCAGAAGATGAATTAAAGTCACCAGCTGGAATAACACTATAATACAAAGTCGTTCCATTAGCAACGTTGGTTGTGGTTACTGTCATAGTACCAGCCGAGCCTTCGTTCACAGTCGTTGGAGCTACAACGCTGTAAGTGGCAACCGGTGTAGTAGAAGTATCTTTAATTGTAAATGTTGTAGTATCAACAATTGTACCAGCTTGGCTACCAGTTCTTAAAGTTATGGTAGCAGTCTCATCACCTTCGGTTGTAGCATCTGCCGTGGGTAATACGGAGAATGATCCTGCATTACTGTTAATAGTAATGGTTCCGGAACTAGTAGCAAAATCTGCTGGTGTGTCACCAGTACTAACTTGCCAATATAAAGTTGTACCGTTAGCGACATTAGTAGTTGCTACGTTAACTGTGCCGGATGAACCTTCATTAATTTGTGATGGAGCAGAAAGAGTATAAGTTGGAGATGTCGAAGTATCATTAATGATAAATGTATCAGTCGCAACAACTGTACCACCGACACTACCAGTCCGTATTTTAATCGTTCCAGTTTCTTGACCTTCTGTTAAAGTGTCTGCAGTAGGTGTTACTGTAAATGATGCAGAGTTGCTGTTGATTGTAAAGCTACCAGAGCTTGTTGCGAAGTCATTTGAATCTGATAAAGTATAATAAAGCGTAGTGCTATTAGCAACATTAGTAGTTGTTACCTGCATGGTTCCAGCAGAACCTTCGTCAATATCAGTAGGTGCGACAACTGCATAAGTAGGTGATGCTGGATCTACAACTTCTAATTGAGCAGAAGTCCTAGTTACGGCGGTACCACTTACTGTACCAGATACCGTGATCGCGAAAAATTCTGATCCTTCAACAACACCGTCTGAAGTAGGATCAACAATAAATGTTCCTGCATTACTGTTAATAGTAACTGTTCCAGTGGTATTATTAAAGTCAGCAGCGGAGGTTGTATTATCAACAATTGCCCAGTTCAATACAGTACCATTAGGAATATTTGATGTTGATACATTAATTGTTCGCGATGCACCTTCTACGAGTTGAGCAGGTGTCCCACTTAAAGAAACAGCATCAACAGTCGGTATAACATTCGAAGTATCATTAATTCTTACATACCCAGAGGTAGCACTGCTACTGTTTGGAGCATAATTGGCTAAAGCTCTAAAATCTTCAGGTCCTTCAGTTGCACTATCGGCTAAAACTGGAACAGAAAAAGTTCCTGCATTATTATTAATTGTAAACACGCCAGAAGTACTAGTAAAGTCAGCAGCGGCAGCAGCCGGATTTGCATTCCCTCCAATCACCACAGCCCACCCTAATGAAGTACCATTAGGTATGTTAGTAGTTGCAACAGTAAAAGTAGCAGAATTGCCTTCATCCACATCAGTAGGACCGGTGACACTATCAACGGTCCCAGTTATTAAATCTTGGAAAGTAACTGTTGAAGAAGTCTTTGATATGAAAACTGAGTTAACGACTCCTGATACTGTTACTTGCTTAGTTTCATCTCCTTCAACAACACCGTCTGCAACTGCAGTATATGTAAATGTTCCTGTGTTACTGTTAATAGTAACTGTTCCAGAATCAGGGGTAGTATCAGGATCATTTGAAACGGTGGTTGACCAATTTAAAGATGTACCATTAGGAATGTTTGTAGTAGATACAGTCCAAGTAATTACATTTCCTTCTTGAACAGGATTAGGACTGGCCGTAACCGTGTTTATCGACGCAGCCGGAATCGTCCCAATTGAATGAGAACCATTGAAACCTAAAAGTGATTTTAACGAAGGAGTCGCCATTTATTATCTCTTTACTTGTTGTGTACTACATAACCATTTACTATATATGTATCGTTCCCTTGATCACTTTCAGAATCAGGGCCTTCAACGTCTACAGAGTAAATGTTACATTGGCTATACGTTTCATTTATCGAAGTTATTGCTTCTTCGTAATAAGAATTCGTAATGAAATTATATTTGATTAGTCTATCGCCTATTTCAATTTTTGTTATATTTAACTCGGGCTGTTGACCTTGACCTGCTTCAGCATTAATACATTTCCATCCGTCGGTTGTTAAGAAAGGATGCGAGTCAGTAACAAAAGGTGTTTCAGCGTTAAAACCGTAGAGATTATATCTACCTGTGCGCCTTCTAAAATCTAAAATCTTATTTTCTACATCATCATTTCCAATTGCTATTTCATCGGATTGAACATCAGATATTTCGTTAGTGATTTGCTGTGCTTTCCATCCGTGATAAGCTTCTTCCATAGCTACTAACTTAACATTATCTCCGTTTTTAAGAGCAATTTTAGACTCACCAGTAAAACACGACCCAGTTGATGTAGCAGTGGCCTGAGCCGTTATTCTAAACGTAGCTAGTGCTGTGTCGTCATATCCAGTAGCACGACCCCAAAGCGTAAACGAGTGACCAACATTTGTCGTGGATTGATTACCACCACCGCCGGTAGCGGTAGCGATTCCACTACTTCCATAAACTGTCCAGCCAGTATGAGCGTTGCTTCCAGTTTTCCAGCCTGTGTCATTTAATGTAGGATTAGAAAGTGGACCATAAACAATCCTAACACCGGTTAGTGCTCCTGCGCTTACGAAACCTGCATAATCACCAGTAAATGCAATATAGGTGCCGCTACTAAGATAGTGAGTCGTATCACCGGTACCGCCGTAAAAATCGCCAGTGCCTATATCGGTGAGAGCGTCCGTATCCCAGCGAAGATATATTCTAGCTTCAGAGTTTGCTGCGCCGAAAGCGTCAAAGTTAACGGAGTCACTGTCTACCGCGACAAAGCCAATGGCAGGAGTATCATCCGCATTAAATGTTCCTGCAGGTATAGGGTTACCTGATGCTACAGGATCATCATATCCGAAATAAGAAGCTCGCAAATCAACACCTGACGTAGGAACACGAGCAGTACCTACTACCGTGATAAGCCAATATCTATGACTATTCCAAGTTGGCTCACCTGCAATAGGCCAGTATAAAGGACCTGTTTCCCTTTCATCAAATGCAGGATCATAAGCGTTCGAAGTTGTATCAAGTATGATATTAGTAATAGTACCGACACCATAGTTTGTAAACGTGTATGGATAGTTATTAGAACCCATAGTAATTTTAACGAAAGAATGATCACAGTCAATACTGCCTTGGCCTGCACCTAGAGTTTGAATGTTAGCTTCGAGATCGAAGTGACGACCTTCCATATCGGCGAAGTTGATCAGATCACCGTTGTTTGCTATTAACTCTTGACCACCTACTTTAATTGCCATTAGTTTACCCTTTAATCTTGATCATCATAAGGAACAGCAGTTCCTCGTACTACAACTGGAGTTGTTTTATCTGTGTTGTTGAAACAAAGCAACCATATTTTATGGCTTCCCCAATATGGCTCATTAGAATCAGGCCATTGAACATTACTAAACGACGGAGTAAATGCACTAGTGTTAGTATAGATCATTACATGAATTACTGCACCTTTAGTACTACTTAAATTTCCAAAACTAAAAGCGGTATTACCAGTTAAAGTATACATGTGCATTGGAGTTGTGCAATCAATCGTTTTAGTTCCAGTGACTGCGGTGTCAGTACTATAATTAGCTCGTAACTTTGTATACGTACCAGCGACGTAATCTACATCGATATCTCGAGTATCGCTTACTACTTCAGTTCCATTTATACTCAAAGCCATTTTGTTTATCCTGTCGTAGTAGGTTGAGCAGATGCTATTACTAAAGCACCATCAATACACTGCATACCAATTTCCCAAAAACTTGAGCTGCTCCAATTTGGCTCAGAACCATTTGCCCATAAAATGTTACTTGAGAATGTCGGTGTATACGTGTTTGTTCGTAGTCCAAATATTGTAGCCCGACCTGCATTTTTATTACTTTCGTTAAACGTTAAATTTTGCGACATTGAAATACTTTGCCAAGGATTGTAAAAATTAAGAGTAGCGGTCGCTCCACTTAAAGACATTGTGGAAACGTCGTTTGGACACAAATCACTATAGTTTCCAAAGCCATCGGTCATATTTACAAGTGAACCGTTCGGCGAAGAACTATCGTATATTTTAGATACTCCTGCTTGTTTGTATGCCATTTAATCTAATCCTCTTAGTATTTATTATAGCAGCTTATCTTCACAAAACGCTTCTCTGACCAGCAGCATAAGCTTCACATGTTATAATAAATGTCACTACTCTTGTTGGCGCATATAAGCCTTCTTCTTTCGCCCAACATTCTACTACATATTTACCACTATCAAATTCATCTGCCGCAACATCTGCTTCTGCTTGTCCAACTAATGTCACTTGAATGCCATCTTCAGCGTTTGGTGTTGCAACCCATCCGGTATCAGTCCTGGCTGTGTTACCATACCTTCCGTATATTAGTTTGACGTGAGATGGTTCAGAAGAACTAATGTTACCGTATAATACTTGATCCCCGCTATCACCTGCGGATACTGATAAAGGTTGTGGAATGTTTTGTGAATTATTATACCAAAATGCTGTTGTGTCTGCTCGAACCGCGTTACCAAAAACCTGCAATTGTTTTCTAGCTTCGCCTCCCTCGCCTGGCGCAGGATTGTAAAATACAGCTTTAATTTTTATTCTACACTCTGCTCGAGCTATAACAGTTTCGCCTGCTGTAGATTCAGCATCGCTTCGAAGCTTTATCGCGATGTCGGAAGCAGTACGATCGGTCTGGCCTGGAAATTGAAACCACCTAGCAATTGCAATTCCATTACGAAAATCTTGTAATCCTGAAGGATCACTGACTGTAATAGGTGAGCTTGACTGTGTTACACTTGTGCTGTCTACTGTTGCAGAACAACGTATTGTAAATTCCTCATCACCTTCTGTAACTGAGTCATTATTTGATTGAATAATAAATGATGCTGTGCCATTACCACCTGCTTGTACGAATTCTCTAACAGTGTACAAATCGTTTCCGTCAGAATCGGTAGAGCCGGTAGCGGTCCCTAAATAATAGTTAGTTAGTCCTAGTTTATAGTTTGTTATCGGTGGATAATTTGGTGAATAACCTAGTCCTTCTGNGCCCTCGGCACCGGCTAAAGTTCCAAAGAATTGAAATGTATAAAGATTGTATATTGGATCGCTCTCAAAAATAGATACTGTTGCCCCATCAATGTCTTGATAACTTGATGAAATTGCACCTGCATTAATATCAACAGTACCTGAAGCTACTGACCAATCAGCAGAAGCAACTTGATTTGAAGAATTTCTTACTTCCCAACTAAGCTCAGTAGTGCCGTCTGGAAAGCCTGAAGTGGTAACACTAACTAGCGTTTGATTACCTTCTGTTAATGTAAAGTCATCAGGAACAACGGACACGATTTGAGCACCGCCACCGCCGCCACCGCCACCCATAGAATTCATTATGGCGCCAATTGCTGAGTATGTATGTGGAACACTCATTAGGTCCATCCCTCCCAAGATATTACATAATATCCTGTTTCAATAATATTAGTACCATTAGCATCAGTAGCAATATCAAACTTCATTTTCATATTTCGAAAACCGTATGCTGGGGCACCTTGCCCNCCCATAGGGCCGACATACCTTTCGTATCTTCCAAAATCTCGGTTGGTTGTTAAAGGCCACCAAGATCCTAATGCCGGTCCACCACCTGTGTTTACAGTTCCATAGTTTACGTTTACTTCATATTGGTTGCCAGTAGTATGTTGAGTGGCGCGTATGTAATATGTTTGACTAGGTGTAATATTACACCACTCAGCAAAAGGTTCAGGACTTGAACCTGTGGGTGGTCCTATGAAATATATTCGTTGAATTTTTCCTTGAGGAGTAAACCTAAGCCTATGAGTACAGTACCATGCATCTCCACCCCATTGTGGCATCGGCCATAAACTGTTNGTGTCTTGTGGTACTGATGCTGTACCTGCTAAAGAAACAACCTCAGTAGGAGCAACATATGTTGAAGTATATCCTAAAGCGCTCGCTCTTACTTCGCTATTATTTACAGCCTGCATAGTAATTTGCCAATGTCTGTAATCTCCCCAAGAAGGTGTACCTCCGGTGAATGTAACTACATTTGGAAAATTAGGCGTGTGAGTGTCGGATGAAGTGTCTAACAGAAAAAGAGCGCATTTGCCGGTTGCTAAATTAGCTGGAGTAAAAGTTCGATCTTGCGTCATATTATGATACATGCAAGGCTTTTCAAAATCCATTATACCTGTAATTTCTTCAGGCTTTGGCTGAAAATTATCGTACTGCCCATAACCACCCGTAACGTTAATTAAAGATGATGAATCGTTAATGACTGGATTCGAGCCTACATCTACTGACATTTTGTAAGCTCCTTAAGCGTCGTAACCTGTGGCAGCAGCTCTTATGGTTGATGCATCCCAAGCAACCAAGGCAACATTCCAATACCTATGATCACCCCATACTGGCTGAGAATCGTCTGGCCATTTTACATTTGAAGAAAAAACTGGAGTGTGGCTTGAAGCTGAAGTGTCGAGAGCTACTATAGTAGTGTGTCCACCAACAAGATCGGTAGCATTAAATGTAGCTCCTGCCGTAAGTGTAACATTATATAAAGCTTTGTTCATGCTAATAGTGGTAGCACCACTTGCATTTAAAGCAGTAGCATTTGGATGAAAGCCGTCGTAGTTACCAGAAGCACCTGTTATATTAGAGAGCTCTCGATCATTAGTAATGACTTCATTACTTCCGACATAAATTCCCATTAAAAACTCCGAATGTTAGTTTTGTTATTCTTACCTGTATTTATACTAATCCCGTCGTTCGATGTCTTCTTCTGATAACTCGTCGCCTAGCCATACTTCAATAACTTTGGCAGGTTCTTCGCCTACATTGGTTGCTTTATGCCAAACACCAATTGGAATATCAATGCTTTGGCCTGCCCAATAAATGCGAGACTCTTTTCGTTTGGTGGTTTCACCATAGTCGAGCTCCATTAAAATAGCACCTGATACTACATGCCAGTGCTCAGACCTTTTAAAATGTCGTTGATCGCTAAGTGATCTACCAACATCAAAGCTTAATTCTTTAACAGCCCATGTACAATTTGAATCAAGTACTTTATATGTACCCCATTTGCGTTGAGTCGTAGGTTGAGCCCATTCTTTTAATATCCAACTACTTGAATTCTTTTTATCTTCACCACCTACTCCGAATGCAAATTCAACATCTTCGAATATCATTTCTGGAATGTTTTCTTTAGTCCTATCACCACCATTAGCAAATACAATTACTTCGTTTTGATACTTTTCTTTTACTTGACGAATAGCATCAATAGCTGAGTCATCTGAATCATCAAACGCTATTACCTCATCTACACATGTCATTGCACTTAATATTGCAGCTCTTTCTGACCAAGGCATAAACTCTCTACCCTTTTTACGTCTAAGCCATTCGTCTGAGTTTACACCGACAACTAAACGAGTACCTTCCAGAGAAGCGTTTTGCAAGTAGGCAATATGTCCACTGTGTATTGGATCAAAGCCTCCTGTTACAATTACGGTTATCATCATAATACCCTCTCATTTTCTTCTGTTAATTCTTCCATAAAGTAGTCCCACACAAAGTTTACATCACCACCTTTCGTTCTCATTAGTGGATCGATGTCTACAATATCAGGATGCACAAACCAATCTTCATATGAGTACAACTCATTCATAGCTAAATCATTTACCATTAAGATGTAGCCATGCTCTTTCAAGATGCTTCTAGCCTCATCTCGTCTTTCAGGTCCAGATCTATATGCATCATGTTCAAAGGTGATTACGCCAAACTTGTGGGTCTCCAGCGGTAGTCTTTTAAGAGTATCTAAAGAAGCGTCGTCACAATCAATTTGCAGATAGTCGGTATGATGATTAACGCAATGCTTATCGAATAAGTCTGAGTATCCTATCTGACGAGCATCAGCATTAATGATTGTATTAAGACGTTCTTCTCTAAACTTATAACATAGTGCTGGCTTCATATCGATACTAATTCCTTTCCAGCCAAAGTCTTTCTCTAACAATGCTGTATTACTATGTATGATCGGATCACCGGAACCAATTTCAAGATATGTGCCATTGCGCTTACCATTGAGACAAGCTAATACAAACATGTCTTGCATATGCTTAGAATAGTTTCTATCAATTGTTTCATAGCCTGGGAAAGGATATTTGAAACGATGCTTATCTTCATGTTGAAATTGAAGAACATCAGGAAAACCTACTTGTGTCATAAGCTTATGGACTTTCCATTTAAAATCTGGATCATCTTCAATATAAGTTTTACCGTAAAAGTCAAACATTTCTCTACGGCCTTGCTGAGTTCCAGTAATATACCACTTTGCCATAGCCTTTTGAAATGCCATGTGCTTGATGCCAGGATATTCTACACCAATATCATCGAAATAATGGGCTTTCATACCAACGGTGGCAAAATAGTAAGATTGCTTCCATGCTTGACGATCTTCATAAAAACGAGAAAGGTAATAGAGAGCTTCAGGTCTTTCTGGAAATATAGCTGCCGCATCCATATAAGCACCTTCGACAGTATAACCTCTATTTCCTTGTCGATTATAACAACGACCAATTTGGATCATGGCTTTATATTGAAGAAGTCTATCTTGAGTAAGATCGGCTGCTTTTAAATAAAGAGAGATTGCCATTGCACCGTTTTTAATTCGATCATATTCTTCAGCAAGGTCATATACCTTTTGCGGATTTTTAGGATCAAGGCAATGTTTGTTTAATAATTCTTGTAACATAATTTAGCCCCTCGCCACAAAGTCAAAGAAAACGTCTTCAGGCATTTTCAGTATATAAGTTCCGTTGTCTTGATAGCCGTAAGCAATCAATACATTACCATCAATAAACGTTATTCCCGTTGCAAACTCGATGTTATATTCATAGCCACTAGAGTAATCAATTTGAGTACCCATGAAGTGNAAGTCTTCAGTGTTATGAATAATATTCCAATCCTCATCCCATACAATTACTCGATGATTGTAGTGACCATCCTTTCGATAAAATACGTCTTTAAGCAAGTCAACTTCGTGAGTAAGACACATGCGTCTACCATCACCAATTGGAAAAACCTGTGTACCACCNCGTAGATCTCGACCAAATTGTGTGTAGAACTTATCATGCTCGCAATGAACTGTTTCAGTAGTGCGTTCTTCAATGTTGTACTTTATAACTTCGGTTGGATTACACCACTTGACAAAATGGAATGGCATGTCAATAACAGGCATCCAATTCTTTTCGCAATAAGTATCATCTTCGCCTGGAGCAGGAATAGGATTACGAGATACTTCTTGCCACTCGTTATCAATCCATTCAATCTCACACATTTCCATACGACCTTTGCCTTTGTCATCATAGCAATCACGCCGAACACCACAAAGATATAGACGTCCTTCCCATGCAAACAGACGACCATCTTCAAGACCAATAAAGTTCCATGTAGGATCAGTATCAAGATTCATTTTAATGCGGCTGGCTTTTATCACATTCATATTACCATCGAGCTCACACATAATATTGTGAGTCCTTAAAGTAACATCGTTTTCAGGATGAATGTATTGCAGTGGTCCCCAAGTATGTGGGAACTGCTTACCTTCTGAGTGGTAGAGAGTATAATTAACGTGGCGAACGTTCATAAGAATCCGACCTTCATGTACGAAGATCGAAGGATTCATTATGCCGGTTTCATTCGTTAACTCGTGGGGTAGCGTGATTGGATGTATACTACCGCCTCTTTGCAGAGCGTAGTACACAAGGCCGTGATGGCGCAGATCATGCATATATGCCTCCATAATAAAAATGCAAATACGTTATAATTTAATGAACTATTATAACATTATTTATGTCAACTGTCAACTGTTTTTTTAAGACCAAGGAACCGCGCGTTGAGTCGTAAATGCCTTGTTGATTTTCTCCATGATCTTGGCATCATATCGAGCCATTTGATCTGAAGTAATAGTAGATTCGAGCCAGCCGATAACCGCTTCTTCAGTGAGAGCATCAAAGTCTACAAAGTCTCCGCTAGAAACAGCTTCTGCTGACATGATGGTGTACCCAAGGATAGTGGAACTATTATCGAATCCATCTATCCCGGTACGTCTCCACCTAATCTTAACAACGGCATTTGAAAGGAGATCCCCATCACCATTAGTCTGGTCTCGGGTACTCATTTTAGTTATTTGCCAACTGTATCTCATATCAATTCCTATTTAGTTGATATATTGAGTTGGGAGAATTACTCTCCATCATCCGTTGGAGCAGGCTCAAGAGGTGCTGGTGGAACAGGTGTTACTGGCTCACCGCCCCAAGGCATTTCATGAACTTCTTCTTCTTGCTCTATATCGATTTGATTCATGATACGCTCATCGATGTGCTCTTTGTAAGGAGGATCGTTATTCACGACATTCTGAATCCAACCTAGAACATCTTCTTCTTGAAGAGATTCAAATGAAGTAAATTCACCAGCTGGAACTGCTGCTGCAGTGAAAGGAGTTGCACCAGCAAACTCACCTTGCTTTCCGTCGCTGTCTGTTCCAACTACTTTCCAATATGTTTGTACGACTGCTCCTTGGAGCGTGTCACCGTCTGCGTTAACTTGATCTCGCTTTTTGAGACCAGTAACTGACCATGTATACGTTAATGCCATAATTTTTCTCCGTTAATTTAAGAGGAATGGGTAAAAAGTTTATTTATACTAACCTTTCTATTTATTAAAAAAAGACTGTTCATCTACATCATGCTTACCAATTGGGCATGTGTTTCCTTTTAGTCTCGCTTTGAGAGTCATAATACATTTGCAGACATTGCATTGCCTAAGCTTTGCATTGTACTTTTCACAACTCTCGCATATCTCGATTTTGCGCTGGTATGTTTTTCTATCGACTAACATTNGCGCTATAATCATTTTCAAGCAATGCTTGTTGAACAAAGATATGCTTATTTTCTTTGTCGGTATCAAACTGCTTAGCGCAGTGTTCTTTGTTGAATGTCATACTATCATACACATNTTTATATATGTCAGATGGTAGCATTCGTATTCCTTGCATCACCTGATACCAAGATGAAGCATTGAAAAAGCGATCAATAATGTCAGCAGCACCTAGAGGATACTTAGACCATTTTGCTAAATCTTTTTGTAAACCNGGAGGTGCTTTTTCTACTGAGAATTTATTCCAAAACTCAGTGTCATTGCGTTCCGTTATATAGTGCAAGTAAACAAAATTATGAATCTCTTTTGAAATATCATTCCACTTTTCGTTAAACTGATCTCGATAAGTATCGTCTAAGTCAAGTAATAGATTAGGCATAATGATCGACTCAACAATTGACATTGAAGTTGAGAATATCGATGTAGCTTCAAGTGGTTCAATAAATCCAGCAGAAAGTCCTAATGCAATACAGTTACCTATCCAAGCTTTTTCGTAATAGCCTGATTCAAATTTAAAAACAGTGTCTGGTATTTTAGCGTTAGGAAATTTTTCAAGTATTTCCTTTCGAACTTCTTCATCAGAAATAAAGCTGCTATCAAAAGTATATCCACACCCATAACGTTCTTGAGTAGGAATAACCCAGCACCATCCATATTTCATTGCTATTGATTCTGTATAAGGAGGTAATACATCTTCTTCATGTGGTATAATAAATGGTATTGCACGATCTACGGTTTTATAATCGTTAAAGTCAATCCACTTGGGATTCAATTTAGAGATAATAGTTTTTCGAAATCCTGTACAATCATATACTATATCACATTCGTACTCATGATTTTTAGATAATAACTTTTGTACTATATCACCATCGAGTACTACATCTTCAATAATATCATCAACTATTTTAATACCACGAGCACCACCTTGTTCTCTTAGAAAGGATGCTAGCATTTTAGCGTCAAAATGTAATGCAAAAGGTTCGACAATTTCTAAAGCATCATTCTGCATCATAAAAGGATTCTTACGATCTTTACACATCATATACTGTAATGTTGATTCAGC